GATTTTTTACTCATATATTTTAAGGTATAACCAATAGAGGCAGCACTAACATTACCAATATGATAAGTACCAATAGACTTATTATTAAGAGCCCAAGCCCTTGCAATATGCTCTTTATTAGCATTATAAAGAATAATATGATAATGCGGGCGTTTTTTATTACTGCCATATTCTCCTACTGCGTAGTATTTTAATTTTTCGTTAGATAATTTTCTTAATCGTTTAAAAAATTTTTGTAAATCTTTTAAATCCAATGTCATATATCCATTCGATGTTATAGGAACGTATTCTGTATCGTAAGTTAAAGTTATAAAGAGAGCGGATAAACTCCGCTCTCCTTCTTTAACTAACCTAAAAGACCAACCTGAAGTTCGTCTTTTTTTACATGGGGGGCATTTTCCACAAGGAAATGGTATATGTTCTCCTCTTGTTTGTTCTTTCTTATAGAAAGGAGTTATACACCTAGTACTCATGGCTAAAACATTGGTGTTCCAAATTTAGGCATTGGTCGAATTGCTTTAATTTTATTTAATACATGGCAATACAAGCTATCAGTAGCTTCTGAACCTGGTCCTTCTAATACTGCAAATATCCTTTTAGTTGGATTACATGATACAAATTCACCACTAAGTGCAGGTGCTGAATCAAATTTTCTACCTAAATGCCAATAATCTAAAGATTCTCTAAATTCTCCTGCTACTCTTGATGGCATATATTTATATTCAGCATATCTAGGTACATATCCAAATGTTTCTTCTGCTTGTTCAGTATAAGCATATATTTCATTATTTGTAACTGCTTGTTCACCAATATGTGCAAATGATGGCCAAAAATAATCTAAATTGTCATTTTTTAAATAAGTTTTAGGAATACCTTGTTGATATGCAGTTTTTGGCATTACAGACATTACACCTATAATATAACCATGTTCTTCACAATAATATGAACCTGAACGACCAGATGTAACACTTATCCCATGACCTGCCATATTTCCCTGAGCTAAACCGCCATCTTGACCTGTTGTATTAACAATTTCGCTAATTACGACAGGTGATTTAACACCTGTAATATATTCATGACTTTGTAAACGGTTGTCTGATTATTTAACACCAAAATGTGTTAAAATACTTTCAATATAACGAGTACCACCTCTTGCGTTTTTCTCTAGCCATTCTTGCAATCTAAATGCACGACGTAAATCATTAATTGTTGTAGGTTCTACATCTGCTGTAACTGCAGGTGAATAAAGACCGGGTGCTAGTGGACCACTAATTGGGTCAATATCAAATGTACCTGTAACACCTTGAACATTATTTGATGTTCCTGCAGTGTCTAATCCTTGTATTTTAGATGCTGGAGTACTAATAGTTCCTAATGGTATATCTACAGCAGCACCTTTTTGTGCAAATGGTAGTGATGCAGTAAAATAATCATGTTCCCATGCTCTTTTACGTAATGTAAGTAATTCTACTATTCTTGCTACTGAAGATAACTGATTTCCATCAGTTAGTTTATAATCTACAGGTGCAATTAAATTTTGGTCACGATAAAATTCGTTATATATACACTGATATGCAGCAAATGGTAAAGCATTTAAATTTTGTGATTCACCATCTATTGGAATAGTAGGAACACCCATATAATCTAAAAACTTGTTAGTTGGTAATAATGTCGGATAATCTCCATTAACATAATTTGTTGTATAAGGTACATATGGTGCTACAACTTCGGTGTCATTACCTGTAATAAATTTTTCCCAATTATCCCATAAAATACGATTTGGTACAAAGAAATAGTGCATACTTACATCCATTCTATGCATTACAGGTGCTATCATAGGTGCAAATCTTATAAGACTTTCACAACCTAGTTCAAATTTGTCACCGGGTACACATTCCAATGTTAAAATTGGAGTTAAATTGCCCATTTCTGCTTATAACTTTACGTCATTGGTGAGGTCAAAGACATTTTTTTTTGGTCTTTGCAGCTTAATCGAATTAAATAAATTCGGCTTCATGTTGTTTTATTTTAATGTTTTTAAATAAGGGGCGACTAACCCCTATATGTTATAGTCTAATTCCGCCACGTGATACATAGTAGCTGCGGCTTACTTTACGCTTGCCATAACCGCGCTTTCGAGATGAGCGGCGATATGAGTTTCTTCTTCGCATTTTTTTGTTTTTAGTTTGTGATTAAAATATTTAAATATTGCTTGTTCTACATATTTCTTTAATAACTCTTTTTCTGAATTATCTGCAGTATTATAAAGTTTTATTAACCTTAATATTTGCTCTTGTGTATATAATCTCATTATGGTAATAATTTTGAAATTAGAATTTTAATAATGTCTTGTGCAATACCACTTCCTAAATTTAATTTATCTAAACTATCGTTCATTTTTTGTTTAAACATATTTAAACCTGTATTTGTTTTAATACTTTCTCCTGTAGATACTAAATTTAAATAAGTTTGTTCTGCAATTTTTCTTTGTGTATCAGCAGTTAATTGTTGAAAATTTGTATTTCTAGCTAAAGCCCTAACTTGTTCATCAATATATTGATTTTGCTTTTTTAATCTTTCTACTTCTAAAGGATTAGTAATATTTTTTTGACTTCTTTCTTGTCTTTTAAGATTAACACCTTCTTGAGCGTTATCTCTTGCTGCTTTTGCAGCTTCATTTTGATAAAAATATTTATCTACTAAATCATCTTTTTGTAATTCTAATATTTCGTTTTGTAATTGTTGATTATCATTCCTTAATTGTAAACTTCTTTGCTCTAAATTACGATTTGTTATATTATTAGTTTTACCTAATACATCTAAAACTGTTTCATCAATTTTTGGTGCTATTGCATCTGTACTTCGTACAGGTGCTCCTTCGTTTGTTTGTTTATATATAAGGTTCGGGTTTAAACCCGCTTCCTTAAATCTTTGCATTTGTTGTGCAGGTGAATTATAAGCGTTTAACGCTTTTTGGTCTGCTAATGCTCTTTGTCTGTTTTGATAGTTTGTTAACATTGTTAATCCAGTATTTAATACTGATTGGCTACTTGGTGCTCCGCTTTTTGCCCAAGTTGCTAGGCTACTCCATATACTCATAATATTCGTTTTTTTTGTTTTTTTTGTGACACTTATCGTTTTTTTGTTGTGTTCAATTGTTGTGCGTCATACTTCCTCCGCCTCTTTCACTTTCCAAAGTTACTCTATTAGTGTCAATAAACACTAATATATCAAGGTATTATTAGTGTTTATTACTGACGCGCTACGCTTGTCTTAATAAATACGGCCATGCAAGTAAACTTGCACAGCCATATTTCTTTTAATTGATGTTTTCAACATCTTGTGATTGAATGTCTTCAATCTGTTCTTTACTCAACCTTTGTTCGGTTGTTATTGTTGTGCTCTTTAATCGCTTTTCGATTTCAGCAAGTTCTTGACGAGCAGCTATCTCAAGTTCTTGCCTTTCTGCTAAATCGAGTCTGCGAGGGTCGATACCATCTCCCTCATCTCCTTCATATATAGGTTCTTGACTTCCTCCAAGTGGTTGACCACTTGCATATCTTTTTAGTATTTCTCTAATGGTTAAAGCTTGGTCAGGTACCGTTTGAGAAGGTTCTGTAAATTTTTCGTTGTCGCTATATTCTTTAGCGTTAAACATATTTCTAACTTTCATAAATTGTTGTTTTTTCTTTCTAATTCAGCTAATTTTTCCATTTTCTTAAATGCAAAAATATGTCTTTCAGATATTACTTTTTCCTGTTCAGTAAAACTGCTGAATTCTTTTGATATTTTTAAATCTAATTCTTCGCTAATTTTAACCATGTATTTAGCTATTTTATCCTTTTCTTCTTCATTATACATTTTATCTTTATAATATCTAGGCATAGCTATCTTTTTTCCATCTTCTATTGGAACATACATACGTTGTTCCAAATTATTTTTATGCCATTTTATCATGGATTCTGTAATATAATTGCTACCTAAACCTTTAGACATTACACTAAATTCCTTTTTTCTATCATCATTTTTATGAATAGGAATTTGCGATTTTTTACTCATATATTTTAAGGTATAACCAATAGAGGCAGCACTAACATTACCAATATGATAAGTACCAATAGACTTATTATTAAGAGCCCAAGCCCTTGCAATATGGTCTTTATTAGCATTATAAAGAATGATATGATAATGCGGACGTTTTTTATTGCTGCCATATTCTCCTACTGCGTAGTATTTTAATTTTTCGTTAGATAATTTTCTTAATCGTTTAAAAAATTTTTGTAAATCTTTTAAATCCAATGTCATATATC